ACAAGGATGATTCTCAGATCGTGAATATCCATGTTTCCAAGGTTTATTCAAGTGTTTCAGGAGTAGATGTTTGCATTAAGGAGTGTTTGGAATGAGCAACCCATTTGAAATTATTGAGCCAACTTGTATTAGCTTCTCAGGAGGTAGAACATCGGCTTATATGCTTTACCGCATCCTACAGGCTCACCAGATGAGCCTCCCGCCTGAAGCAATTGTCTGTTTTGCAAATACTGGGAAAGAATGCGAGGAGACCTTGGAGTTTGTCCATGCTTGCGAGACAAACTGGGGTGTCAAGATAAATTGGCTTGAGTACAAAGCCCACGAAGTGCCAAAAGAGCGCTTTCGGGTTGTTACTTATGAAACTGCAAGTCGCAATGGCGAACCTTTCTTTGATTCCATTAACCAGAATGGAAAGCCTTATCTGCCAAATCCAGTTGCCAGGATCTGCACAATCAACATGAAGATTCGGGTTATCCACCACTTTTTGAAGTCTTTAGGGTGGCATCACAATGAAAACATGGACTGGGTTGGAATTCGGGCAGATGAACAAAGAAGGGCAGCCAAGATTGACCGAAGCAGAACACCATTAGTGGCGGCAGGAATAACCAAAGAAGATGTGGGTAAGTTTTGGAAAAACAATTCCTTTGACTTGAAATTACCAAACAACAATGGGGTAACAATGCATGGAAATTGTGACTTGTGCTTTTTAAAGCCAGCTCACCAGATTCAGTCCCTGATCCAAGAAAAACCAGAAAGGGCTTTGTGGTGGATGAAGATGGAAGCTCACGCCAATAGTTCAAACAAGACCTATGGCGATGGAGCAAAGTTCCGCAAAGACCGCCCAAGTTATGCAGAAATGCACAAATATGCTTTGGCTCAGACAGATATGTTTGACAAAAACGAAGAGGGAATATCTTGTTTCTGCGGAGATTAGGGTAAGTCCTAGTATGAAAATACAAAATAATTGATAAAGTGTAATTTTTTAACAGGAGTAAATCATGGAACAAACTTGGGAATTCAATACATTGGTAGGCGAAGGCAGTGAGCTTGTAACAATAGTCTACGAGTACGAAAAAGACGAAGACGGCACTTACAACGAAGGCATAAAAGAGATTTTGTTTAAAGGCCATGATGTGATTGGATTGTTCGCTGATAAACAATTCAAAGAGCTTGAAATGGAAGCTGCAATGCGTTTCCATGAACACAAGAGTAACTACAAACAAACCTACGAGCCATGATGCTAAATTGCAAACCATCTCATCCAGATGCAAAGTGTGCAAACTGCAAAAGGCCATTGTCTGAGCATAAAACGACAGTTCATGTCATTAACAGCAAAGACAAGGCTTGCATCTACATCCCAATATCTTTACAGGTGAAGACATGACTGAATGGACTCCAGAGGAAGATGAAGCCTTCAACATGGTTGAACAAAACAGTAACCTTGGCAAGCAGATATTGAGAGCAAACAAATCTAGTGGAATGGACTGTTGCACTTATGACTGTACACAAGGAAGGAACTGTCCAGTACGCAACAAGACTTTAGATGAGGTTGCCCATGAGTTCACCTTAATGAAGTCATTTGGTGATACTGCACAGAGTTTCGCTGCTTACGTAAGGGGTATGAAAAAATGAGTAAGGGCAGTTCTCCAAGACCATTTAATGTAAGCAATCAAGAATACGCAAACCGATGGGATGCCATATTTGGCAGAGACAATGAGAAAAAGAACGAAGCGCAAGATGTGGAATCTGATCGATCCCATTCAGCACGGGATAATCGGAGCATCAGTAACCCAGAGGGACAAACTGGACAAACTCAGACTACTTGAGTACTCAGCACTAGAGGCTATGACCAAAGGCCAAGGCACTATCCATGATTGGAGAGTTTTGGTTGATGTGCTTAATCTCAGTGAAATGATGGGAAAAAGTGGGGTGGGTCCTGAAGTACTACCAATCTGTGAGAAAGCGCAAGAGAGTCTTCACAGAGCCGCTTTACGCTTCCAAGATACAAAGCAAATGGGTTTGGATGGGCAAGGCATCAAGTCCATTAGGGATTTGATTGAGTATGCAGATCTGCAACAAGGAAGTATTTCCAGGTCTGAGTTTGAGAAATACATCCAGAAGACAAAGAATTACATTAAATCTAATGGCGATAAGGTAGTAGAAATCACATGAAAAAAGAACTTTTAATCGGTTGTGGCTCTGATCACAGAAAAAGATTGGCCTCTGATGGCACTAAAGATTGGTCTAACCTGACCACTTTGGACTACAACGAGGACCATAAACCTGATGTTGTGTGGGATCTGATGGAGCTTCCGCTGCCATTCCCAGACCAAGAGTTTGACGAAATCCATGCTTACGAGGTGCTAGAGCATCTTGGTCAACAGGGTGACTACAAACTATTTTTTGCCCAGTTCTCAGAGTTCTGGAGACTTCTCAAGCCAAATGGATACTTCTTTGCGACTTGTCCATCCAGAAACTCAGTCTGGGCTTATGGTGATCCAAGCCACACAAGGATTATCCAACTAGAGCAATTGGTGTTTCTATCTCAGAATGAGTATAAGAAACAAGTAGGCAAGACCCCAATGTCCGACTTCAGGAACATCTACAAAGCAGACTTTGAGGTTGTTTTCCAAGAGGATGATGGAGACACGATCAGATTCGTACTACAAAGAATTTGATTCTGTAGCTATAATTCAAGCCATGAAACAACGTGGCGGCTCCAGAAAGGGCGCTGGTCGGAAGAAGATCAGCGAAGAGGGTAGGACTATCCGAGCAAGGGTAGCGCCTATCCACGAACAAGCATTGACCTTGGCAGGGAATGGTTCTTTGTCCGAAGGAATTAGGCGTTTAGCAGAAAAACATTGGAGATTGATTCATGGAGAGCCAGATAAGCCCCGACAAAGCAATTCAGTATTTGATCGATACCGCACCCTTGTACGCAAAAGCGAAAGCGGATCGCCTGTATTTGGAGGAGTTCCGCAAGTCAAAGAAGGCTCACCTGATGAGCCAGGCAGGGACTGAAGTTCTTGGAAAGCAGGAAACCTTTGCTTATGCCCATGAAGAGTACATAGAAATCCTAGAAGGTATCAGAGCTGCAGTAGAGAAAGAAGAGAAGTATCGGTGGTTGATGACCGCTGCCCAAGCAAGGGTAGAAGTGTGGAGAACCAACCAGTACTCAGCAAGAATGGAAATCAGGGCAACCCAATGAACAACAAGCTGAACGCCAAGGAAAGACTACACCTAGCTCTGGTGAAATCTCTTCCCTGTTCAGTATGCGATGCGTCAGGACCATCGGAGGCTCACCATGTTAAGCAAGGTCTTCAGTACACCTGCATAGCCTTATGTCAGGACTGCCACACTAACTCTACCCTTGGATGGCATGGACAGAAAAGAATGTGGCATATAAAGAAAATGGACGAGATTGACGCTTTAAATATTACTATTAAAAGATTATTTGAATATCAATCTGAAAATGAAAATGCTTTCTAATTTTAAAAGTTTCAAAAACTTTGAACTTCTAAAAATTGGTTAACTTGAGTTTGTAAATAGTAAATGCGACTTTTTCTAAAATACCCATTTATTAGGGTAAACCCTTAGTTTTTTGTAAGTTAGCACTCACTTCGCAAAAAGTGAAAGTTAGCACTCACTTCGCAAAACCTAAAAATCAGCGCATGAAACACAATCCAATGATGCACCTAAAAGGCCATTAAAACCCGTTTTAAGCCATGTGTTTTATCCAAGGCATACCTGGTGTGCTTGAGACGCTAAAAACAGATTCTGGAGCCTTTAAATTGATCTGCAAAAAGTTAGCACTCACTTCAAAAAACACTACCAAAAAAACCCAGTTTTTTACTCTGGGTATTTTTGATAATGCTTTATATATTATCGATTAAAATCCAAAACTCCTCAATATAACAGCATTTTTGTATTTTAGGATTATGTAACGCATGACAGAAAATCATTCCGCAGGTTATTAAATCAATTTCCATTAATGTTTGGTCTTCGGATGTAATAACCCCAATATTTCCAATTTTCATTTGGCTGCCCTTTTAATGTAATTCATAAGAAACAATATTATCTGTCCAACATTCCCTGCAATCTAAACAGGAGCCACCTTGAGAAGGAGCTTTGCAAATATTACCTAGAGGTTTTTTTGTGTGAACATTTGATGAGGTAATACCTGGTAAACCTTGCAAACTTTTTGGAATAACTACAGGTTTATCGGGAAATATAGCAGACAGTCTGATTGTCAAATTCTTAGGTACAGATTTGTGTTTTTCAATAAATTGTTTAATTATTGAATATTCTCGGGTTGGTAGCCAATGTCTACTATTTGGGGTTTGCTCACATATGGCGACAATTTTTTCTAGATGTTCCAAATTTTGCAGATCACCCGAATCATGCCACCTGAAAAATGCATCGTTTCCAATGTGGGCAATCATTCCCGAAACCCAAAACTCGGATTCAATACTGTCCAGACGGGCAAACTGAGCGGGTTTGATGTTGTTCTCATACATCTTGTAGAACCCCTTGTCTGCATAACATGAGGAACAAATAGAACCTTCAATTTTGGACATTCTGTACCCTGTTTGACAAGCTTCTGTCGGTAAAGAATAGGATTTACAGGGCATTTTGCTTGTGCTTGTCAGAGAACCACAGACAACATTAGCGTCTTTTTTGGACATTGGAAAGATTTGAATTGTTTTCATATTTACACCTATTAAGAATTAAAAGTTTTACGAGTAATCACTTCTGAAATGAATAATTGTTTGTTCTGTTTCTCCAATATAGTCATAGCTTTGATTTAAAGCATTTATAACCAAAGGTCTAAACTTCCAAGAAGGTTGGTTATCATCAATATTTAAACCAAAGGAGTAAATCACTTCATAAGGAGTAGATTCCGCAAAAACCTCTTTTAGGCGAATTGGGTTAAAGTTTTCAGAATTTAGATTCTCGGGTAAGTCTGCTTGGAAGTGCTTGTAAAGAATTTCAAGCCCTTTTTTTGAAAAACAGTTCACCTTGTATTGTTTAAAACCTTGGACAAACTCAGGGAAAGTTAAAGTTTTCATGTTGACACCTATAAAATTTGCGAATTAAAGAATTTAGACCTTGAGAGCAGAATCAAGTTCGTGTTTTAGGTCAATTAGGTTTTTGATTGGGTGGGAAATGTAGAACTCATCATTTCCCCGATTCCTCCAAACAAACAGAGAACCTCTATTTGCAGGGACTTCTATGCGAACAGTAGAAGAAAGCCAAACCTCTCCATCAATAGAAGAATTACCCTCCTCCCAAGTAACAGGGTCAAAGCCCAAAGTTTTTAACTGAAGAACCAGGTGTTTCGTGTGCATAATTTTTCCCCTTATTTAACCAAAACATCAAAGTAAGCAAGCAAACCCACACACAGGGAAAGCCCAACAAAAAGTGCAGCAAGTACGTCAAAAATTAAATTTTTCATCATTTCTCCAAGATTTGATAGACAGACATAGAACCAACAACCGATTTTTGAACCAGTCCCAACCGAACAAGTGACTCAAGCACTTTGACAGTAGAACTGTAGTTTTTCCAAACCCAACCACAACCGCCAAAGAACTTATCCTTTGACAGACGAGCCAAAACAAGGGTTTGGGTTTTCCCAAGTTTTGGAGATATGGCGAAATTTTTCATGTTTGCACCTATTAGAAGTTCAAGAACTCTTCGTAGATTTCAGGGTATTCGGCTTTGATGTAGTCAGTAGCTTCTTGAATAGCTTCCTCTACATTGGAGCTAAGGTCTTTGAGATAAGAACCTTGAACATTCAAATTGATTGTTCCGTCTGTCAGAAGCTCTACAGAGACAATGCCGTCTCCATCACAACAATAAGAGCCAATAACTCCATCATCTTGAAGGTCTACACCTCCCGCATAAAAATCCCAACCGTCAAATTCTGTGATCTGAAAAACATTTTCGGTTGGTTCTTCACAAACCCTTTTATACATAGAAGGGTAGAAGTTACCGAAGAATTGACCTCTGTAAGTTTTTTCTACTTTGTCGCCTGTAATGAGGTTTGTATAGAGTTCGCGAATGTCGCTAACATAAAGTTTTTGTTTAACCCAAGTGATTTGTTGCATATGAACACCTATCAAGAACCCTAGGAGCTGCCTAGTCAGTATCAATAGAGTAACTTAAAACAACAAAAAACAGCATAGGACATACCCTTAGAACCTGGGTTTTCAATTTGATTCTGTAGCCACAATAGAAACCCGAAACAACCAACAACCCAATGAAGGGGATTCATCTATTGTCAGTAGGTATATAAGGAATGTATAGAGGGTAAACACAAAGGGTAACATAGTTAGTACTCACAAACTTAGCCATATGAAAACAACAGGGAGAAACCTTTTAGACACAAACCCAACAACATCCCTTGCACACATGAGACGAGATGCGAATGCGAATCATTCTCATTTGGGATTAGGGTTTCTACTACTGTATAGAACTTCAGGCTGCAGGGATGTACAGTACTGGACCAAAACACAGCAGGGTTTACCCTGATAGGGTTAGTACCTAGTGGTTTACCCTTAAGGGTTTCTACGTAAGGGTAGGGTTTACCAGTAAGGGTTTACCCCCCCTATCGATAAATGGAGGGGGCGCTGTGGCAGGGGAGATTCATACATATCCCCCTATCGATTAGAGCTAAGACCCCCACCCACCCCCTATCAGGAATAAAAGAGTCCTCCAAAAAATTTTTTTATAGTTTAGAATTTGTAGACATTAAATCAAGGAGAAGATATGGCAGGGTTTCCTATGAGGAGAGCGTTGGAGAAGAAGATAGAGAGTCTGGGAGGGATAGAGTTTGTTACTGCACATATCTCTCAAGGAATGACCATAGGACGCTTGGCTGAGTTCATAGAGTGTTCTAGACCGATGCTCTCTTTCTGGATAAACCATACTGATGAGCGTAGAGATGCGGTCCTGAAGGCGAGAAAGTTAAAGGCTGAGAAACTGGCTGAAGAGGCTCTAGAGATTGCAGATGAGGCTGATGAGACATCTAACAGTGGTGTGAATAAGGCTAGGCTCCAGGTAGATACAAGGAAATGGATGGCATCTAAGCTTGATCCTGAGAACTATGGAGACACTGCTAAAACCCAAGTGAATATCAGTTTGGGTGACCTCCATCTCCAAGCTTTAAAGCACATGGGTAAAGTGCAAGAAGTACTGGAAAACAATGAATAACCCCTTTATCCAGTTCATAACCCTTTATAGGACTGATCCTGTTCTTTTTGTCAAAGAAGTACTGGGAGTAGAGCCTGATGAGTGGCAAAAGGACTTTTTGACGGCTGTTGCTTCTGGTGAGCGAAAGATCTCGATTCGTTCTGGTCACGGGGTTGGTAAGTCAACCACTGCTTCTTGGGCGATGCTTTGGTTCTTGTTGACCAGGTATCCTGTGAAAGTAGTGGTGACTGCCCCTACTTCTGCCCAACTTTATGATGCTTTGTTTGCGGAACTCAAAAGGTGGGTGAAAGAACTGCCACAACCCATCCAAGAGCTACTTGATGTCAAACAAGAGAGGATAGAGCTTAAGGCTTCCGCTACTGAGGCGTTTATCTCTGCTAGAACATCTCGTGCTGAACAACCAGAGGCTCTACAAGGTGTTCACTCTGATAACGTTATGTTGGTAGCAGACGAGGCTTCTGGCGTTCCTGAAGCAGTGTTTGAGGCCGCTGCTGGTTCTATGTCTGGACACAACGCTTTAACTATCCTACTGGGCAACCCAGTACGTAGTTCTGGTTTCTTTTTTGAGACACACAACCGACTAAAAGACGAATGGTGGACTAGACGGGTGTCCTGTATTGACTCTACCCGTGTCAGTAAAGAGTACGTTCAGGACATGAAATCCCGCTATGGCGAGGAAAGTAATGCTTACAGGATTCGTGTTCTAGGAGAGTTCCCCCGTAGTGATGATGACACCATCATTCCTATGGAGCTACTTGAATCTGCTAAACATCGAGACACCAGAGCCTATGAAGATGCTCCTATAGTCTGGGGACTAGACGTAGCTAGGTTTGGTTCTGACTCGTCAGTTTTATGTAAGCGTCAATCTAATGTTGTCCACACCCTAGAAAGGTGGAGGAATCTGGACTTGATGCAGTTAACAGGTGCAGTTGTGGCCCAGTATGAAGCCTGTGACCACAAGAATAGACCTGCTGAGATTCTGGTTGACTCAATTGGTCTGGGAGCAGGTGTTGTTGACCGACTAAGAGAATTAAAGCTTCCTGCCCGTGGGATTAACGTCTCTGAGAGTCCTGCAATGGGTGGTACTTATCTGAACCTAAGAGCGGAGTTGTGGCACAAAGCCAAGGCTTGGCTAGAGAAAAGAGACTGCAAGATCCCTAATAACGAAGATTTGATTGGAGAACTTGCAACTGTCAGGTATACGTTTACTTCTAACGGCAAGATAAAGATTGAATCCAAGGATGATATTCGCAGGAGAGGACTTAAATCTCCTGATATGGCTGATGCTTTTGTGTTGACATTTGCCTCCGATGCCGCCACCATCTCATGGGGATCAAACAATTCTTGGGGTAAACCGATTAAAAGGTTAATCCGAGGACTTGTCTGATTGCCGTTGCCACTTTGAGCTACCTAATAAGTAGCTCTTTTTTTGTTTAACACAATATGTTACTATTGAGCAACCTTTCTGGAGATTTCTATGAAAATGGACGATGCTGCTAAAAAAATTAGCATGGTAATGAAAGAGTACAAAGACAAGAAGCTCAAGTCTTCTTCTGGTCAAAAGGTTAAATCCCGTGACCAAGCTGTTGCGATTGCGATGTCTGAGGCTCGTGCTATGCCTAAACGTGGAAGTCGTACTGCTACTAATCGGAGCAAGAAATGAAACAAGGTCTATACGTCAACATCAATGCCAAACAAGAGCGCATAAAGGCTGGCTCTAAGGAAAAGATGCGTAAACCTGGCACTAAGGGCGCTCCTACTGCCAAAGACTTTAAACAAGCGGCTAAGACTGCTAAGAAAAAATGAGTGCGGCTTGGACTCGCAAAGAGGGTAAAAACTCTAAAGGTGGTCTTAATGAAAAAGGCCGTAAGTCCTATGAGCGAGAGAATCCAGGCAGTAATCTAAAAGCACCAGTAAAGTCTGGTGACAATCCAAGAAGAGCTTCTTTTCTTGCTCGGATGGGTAATATGCCAGGACCTGAGAGAAAACCCGATGGAAGCCCCACTCGTTTGTTGCAAAGCCTACAAGCTTGGGGTGCAAGTTCAAAGGCTGATGCAAAGGCAAAGGCTAAAGCAATATCTGCTAGGAATAAGAAATGAAATGCCCTATAGCAACCTATGACATTGAGTTCAACTTAAAGAACCGAAATTGGGCTATCAAGAATGTTGACTATGGTCCTGCTAATCCTGAAGAAGAAAACGAAGAGTACTGGCAGAACCTTGCTGATATGTGGTCAGTATCTCTAGATGACGTTCAAGAGATGCGATGCGGTAATTGCGCTGCCTTCATTCAAACCCCTGAGATGCTAGACTGCATCTTAAAAGGCATTGATGAAGAGACTGATGGCTATGCCAAAGATGTCCAAGGTGCGGCTAATCTGGGTTATTGCGAGTTGTTTGACTTTAAATGTGCAGGTGAGCGTACCTGTGCCGCATGGTTATCTGGTGGACCAATCACCAAGAAAATGACCAAGAATCAGCAGAATATGTTGATGATGGCTAAAACAGAATACGAAATGGATGAGGAAGAATAATGGAAGCCTTACTTGCCGCCTTTATGGAATCGCTTAAATCAGCCGCCACCGAAGGCGCTATGTCAGAGGCAGTTGCAGGTGGTGGTGCAGCGCCAGCATCTATGGGTGCTGAGTTTGGCAACTATATGGGCAGTATGGTTAACCAACAAATTAACCCAACAGTAGAAGCTTTTAAAGGCATCACAGATCCAAACGCCACAATGGGCGATATGGCTAAATCTACATTTAAATACTCTTTCAATCCTAAAGAAGATGAGAAATCTCTCATGCTCCCGCAAGCAGGTATGGCATATGGTGGTATGGCTAACAATTACGTTGGTGGCATCCCTTCTTTACTACAGAATACTGGCTCTGGAATCCTCCCTTATATCGGCTCACGATAAGGAAATAATATGCAAGAAAACCCAATGTTGATGGCAGAAACCCTCCAAGGCCAAATGGAGGAAGATGAGGTAATGTCTGAAGAACAACTTCAGGGCGTTATCTCTGCCGAAATTACTGATGCAATATCCTTCATTGATGATGACATTGGTGGCAATCGAGCATTAGCGACTGAGTACTACTATGGAGATCTCTTTGGTGACGAAGAAGATGGTCGTTCACAAGTAGTCTCAATGGATGTACGAGATACAGTACAGGGCATTTTGCCAAGCCTGATGCGTATTTTCTTTGGCCCAGAGCGTGTGGTTGAGTTTGCTCCACAAGGACCTGAAGATGTTCAGAATGCTGAACAAGCAACAGACTATGTTGACTTTATTTTCAAACGGGATAATCCTGGCTTTAAGATCCTCCACTCAGCATTTAAAGATGCTTTGGTACGCAAGTGCGGTATTGTGAAGTACTGGTGGGATGAGTCTGTTGAAGTTCGTGCAGAGTCATTCTCTATGCTTGATGAACAAAGCATGATGATGTTGACCAGTGATCCTAATGTAGAGATCTCTGCGGTGCGTGAGTATCCAGTGCCTGGTACTGAGCCAATGAATGAAGCTCAAGGCATTATGACTCCACCACCCATGATGTACGATGTGGAGATCAAGCGCAGAATTAAATCTGGTAAGGTCAAGATTGAGGCTTTGCCACCAGAAGAGTTCTTGATTGACCGCAGAGCTAAATCCATTGAGGATGCTACTTTTGTTGGTCACAGAACCATGAAGACTGTTTCCGATCTAGTCGCTATGGGTTATGACTACGATGAAATGGTTGAGCAGTCTGGTAATGGTAATGACTTTGACAACAACCAAGAATACACTTCTCGCAACCCATTTGCGGTAATCAGCACTGCAAACAATGGTGATCCATCAAGCAAGAGTGTGATGTACATTGAGGGCTACTTAAAGGTAGACTTTGATGGTGATGGCATTGCTGAAATGCGTAGGATTTGTACTATTGGTACAGGCAACAAAGTTATCCGCAATGAGATCGTTTCTGAGCGACAGTTTGCTGACTTCTGCCCAGATCCAGAGCCACACACATTCTTTGGTATGTGCCCTGCCGATGTCGTGATGGACATCCAGAGAATCAAGTCCAATGTTCAGCGTGGCATCCTAGACTCCTTGGCTCAATCTATCCACCCCCGTACAGCAATTGTTGAAGGTCAGGCCAACATGGAAGATGTGCTGAATACCGAAGTTGGTGCAGTTATCCGCATGAGAGCGCCAGGAATGGTTCAGCCATTTACCACTCCATTTGTTGGTCAAGCCGCATTCCCAATGTTGGACTACTTGGATGACATTAAACAGACCCGTACAGGCATTTCTAAAGCTGCCGCAGGGTTAGATGCAGATGCTCTCCAAAGCACCACCAAAGCCGCTGTATCTGCGACTGTCAATGCCGCCCATCAGCACATTGAGATGATTGCTCGCATCTTTGCTGAAACTGGTTTGCGTAAGCTGTTTACTGGCATCCTGAAGTTGGTTGTTGAGAACCAAGATCGTGCCCGTATGGTGCGTTTGCGTAACACCTTTGTTCCTATTGACCCAAGGTCATGGGATGCAAAGATGGATGTCATCGTTAATGTTGGTGTTGGTGATGGCACTATTGAAGACAGAATTAATATTCTTAATCAGGTAGCCGCCCGTCAGGAAATGTTGATTGAAAAGACTGGTCCTAATAATCCTGTTGTATCAATACCACAGTACACCAACACATTAACTAAGATGTTGCAGTTGGCAGGAATTAAAGATTCGGCTAATTACTTTAATCAATTACCTAATGATTTCCAGTTGCCAGAACCACCTGCTCCAAAGCCAACTCCAGAGGAGATATTGGCTCAAGTACAGGCACAATCTATTCAAGCTGATATTCAAAAGAAAGCCGCTGAATTACAGTTAGATCGTGAAAGAATGCTCATGGCTGATGATCGTGAAAGAGATCGTATTGAACAAGATGGTATTTTGCGTAGATATGAGCTAGAATTGAAATATGGTGTACAAATTCAAAGTGCGGAAATAGATGCCGCAATGAATCGTGACCGAGAATTAATTCGTCAACAAGCTGCAATGAGCCAGACGCAAGTCCCTCAACAGCCCCAACCAATGATGTAAATGGACGATCTAGAAATTAACCTCGCAAGAGGAGACAGAGCCAGACTACTTCTTGAGGATGAACTCCTCAATGAGATGTTAAAGCGAATTGAAGATGACTGTTATCGTGAGATCAGGTCTTCCAAATTGATGGAAGGTCCTATCAGAGAGCAAGCGTATTTGCTTTTGACCACGATAGACATCTTAAGAGCTAAGTTACGCTCTGTCATGGATACAGGCAAGATGGCAGAAGTTGCCCTTGTTCGCAGACGGGGAAGACCCCCGAAAGCAGAATGATTGTTAAACTAAGAGGTAAATATGTCCGATAACGCACAAGCAGTCGGTTCGATTACAGTAAATCAAGCAGCGCAAAGCTTTGCTTCCATGCTAGACGCTCAAGAGGGTGTTGACACTGGTGCAGAGGCGCAACCAGAGGAGGAGCAATCCGAATCTGAGTCTGAGGAAGTGGAAGGTGCGGAGCCGCAAGACGAAGCATTGGAATCTTCTGAGGAAGTAGAGGCTAACGAGGAGGAATCCGAGGAAGAAGCCCCAAGGGTTGAGAAGTTTATCGTCAAAGTTGATGGTAAAGAAATCGAGGTCCCGAAGGAAGAACTTATCCGAGGTTACCAACGAGAAGCTGACTACACACGGAAAACGCAGAAACTGGCAGAAGAGCGCAAATTTGTGGAGTCTGAGTTTCAGCAAGTACGTGCAGAGCGTGAAACATACGCACAGGTATTAGGACAATTACAGCAAAAACTGCAAGAGTTTGAGCCGCAAGAGCCTGATTGGAATCGTTTAGAAGTTGAAGACCCGACTGAATATGCCCGTCAATGGACATCACATCAGCGCAGACAACAACAGAAATTCGCAGTTCAAGCAGAGCAGATGCGACTTAATCAATTGCGAGAAGTTGAAATGCAAAAGCAGATCAATACTGTTTTGGCACAGGAAACTGCAATTTTGAAAGAGAAAATTCCAGAGTGGACTTCTCCAGAAAAAGCCAAAGCAGAAGGAAAAGCTTTATTGGAGTACGGGCAGCAGTTGGGCTTTTCAGAGCAGGAACTGAACACAATTACAGATTCACGGGCATTACTGGCGCTTCACAAAGCGTGGAAGTATGACCAGATGATGAGTAAACGTCCAGAATTCCAAGCGAAGATTAAAAAAGCGCCAAAGATGGCAACTCCAGGTTCAACAGGTAGCGTAAGTTCTAAGTCTAGTGATATAAATAACGCAAAAAAGCGTCTTGCACAAACAGGAAGCGTCAGAGATGCCGCATCCCTTTTCGAGAAATTTATTTAAGGATTTATCATGGCTGCTATTACCAATACCTATACCCGATTTGACGCTAAAGGCGTTCGGGAGGACCTTTCCAACGTTATTTATCAGATCTCTCCAGAAGAGACTCCATTTATGAGCAATGTTGGTCGTGAGAACGTCACCAACACTTTCTTTGAATGGCAAACAGATGATTTGGCCGCTGCAATCACAACCAATGCACAGATCGAGGGCGATGACATCACCTCTTTCACAGCAGTTACAGCTACAGTTCGTTTGGGCAACTACACCCAGATTAGCCGTAAGGATGTAATCATTGCTGGTACTTTGGAAGCTGTTGACAAGGCAGGAAGACGCTCTGAGTTGAGCTACCAAATGGCTAAAAAATCTGCGGAAATTAAGCGTGACATGGAGGCCACAATGTTGGCTAACCAAGCCGCTGCCGCTGGTTCTACATCTTCCGCTCGTAAGACTGGTGCTTTGTTGGCCTTCTTGAAGACCAATACAAACGAAGGTTCTGGTGGTGGTGATCCTTCATACACAACCATTCCTGATGCAGCTCGTACTGATGCTACAACCACTAACTTGCGTTCATTCAGCGAGACATTGCTGAAAGACGTAATTCAGAAGGTGTGGACAGAAGGTGGCTCACCATCTATCGTTATGGCTGGTCCTGTTAACAAGCAGAACTTGTCTAAGATGGCTGGTATTGCTGGTCAGCGTTTTAACGTTACTGGTCCTAAGCCTTCTACCATCATCGGAGCCGCAGATATTTATGTTTCCGATTTCGGTAACGTGAGTATTGTTGCCAACCGCTTCCAACGTGAGCGTGATGTTTTCGTGCTTGATCCTGAGTACGCAAGCGTTGCTTTCCTGCGTCCCTTCCAGACAGTTGAACTGGCTAAGACTGGTGATGCTGAGAAGCGTATGCTTTTGTGCGAGTGGGGCTTGAAGATCAAGAACGAGAAGGCTCATGGCGCTGTCTATGACTTGAACTCAACAATTCAGAGCTAATCTGAAATACAAGGGGTGGGCTAATAACCCACCCTTTTTTTTATGACTACAAAAATCTTTGACGTAAACTCAGAAATGGGAACCAAAAAGCTTTGGCATTACGATGCTGAAAAAGATGAGGCAACCATTGAAACAATTATTGATGCTACACAAGTAGTAGAAGCGAATAAAGAGAGATTCAATTCTTTTGATGAACGGGCTAATTGGAATGGAGATATGCACCATGTGGCATCTATCCCAATGGCTTTGTATTATCAAATGAAAGCCGAAGGCAAACTTGATGACCAAGCTTATATGAAGCGTTGGCTCAATGACCCTGATAATCGTGCATTTCGCACAAGACCTGGAGAAGTTTAATGGATAGTAAGACCATTGGAATTTTGGTTCCAACACGGGATTTTGTTAACTCTGGATTTGCTTTTGATTTAGCCAGATTGGTTGGATTTACAGTAGGTACATCTCACCACAAAGTAGTGATCTACACTAGCTCTGGCACATTATTGTCAGCACAGCGTCAGGACCTTGCTAGGGATGCCGTTGCCGCTGAATGCACACATACGCTATGGCTAGATAGCGACATGAGATTCCCCAAAGATACTATCTTGCGTCTTTTGAAGCACGATACTGGAATTGTCTGTGGAAACTATGCAAAACGTAGATTTCCGACTGAGCCAATTGCGGTGAAAAAAAATACCCCAGATATGGATGCAACATTTGTCAATCGGGTATATACTGAAGATAATTCAACAGGGCTTGTTGAAGTAGACTACTGCGGAATGGGTGTAATGCTCGTTAAATCCGAAGTCTATAAATCTATGGAATATCCTTGGTTTGCTATCCCTTGGGTTCCCGCTGCGGAAGACTACATTGGTGAAGATGTCTGGTTTTGCCGTAGAGCCGCCCAAAATGGGCATAAAACATATGTGGATCAAGATCTTTCAAAGCAGATCTTCCATATCGGGACGTTTGAATACAAACATGAGCATACACTAGCGTGTAGGGATGTAGAAAATGGCACTTGACACTTTTGCAGGGCTAAAGACAACGATAGCAGATTATCTGAACAGGGATGATCTGACTTCTATTGTTCCTAGTTTTATTACTCTTGCAGAGGCTAAATTTAATCGTAAGTTGCGTACCCGCCAAATGATTAAAAGGGCTACTGCAAGCATTGATACGCAATATTTTGCTTATCCTGCAGATTGGTTACAGGCTAAAGAATTCCAATTAAATACGAATCCCATTGTTAGGCTTGAGTTTGTAACTGAAGCTTATGGTGATAATTTAAAGGCAAATAACTATGTTGCCTCTGGAAAACCAGCATATTACACAATAACTGGTACTCAGATAGAAGTAATCCCAACACCAGATGGAACATACACTGGTGAACTGACATATTATGCTAAGATTGCTGCGCTAAGTGATTCAAACACAAGCAACTGGCTATTGGCATACGCCCCAGACTTGTACTTGTATGGTGCTTTGATAGAAGCAACTCCATACTTAAAAGACGATGAGCGTCTGGGTACATGGAGTCAACTATACGCAAACACATTAAGCGACATTGAGATTGCAGATCAAAGGGCATCTGTTTCCTCAACTCCTCTTGTTCGAGCCCGTTCTTTTGGATAAAAAATGTCATCATTTAGCGATTACACAGAAAATCTAGTACTGACCTATTTGTTTACAAATGGTTCAGTTACCCGTCCAACAGCCTGGTATGTTGGTTTGTTTACTGCCGCACCTAGTGATACAGGTGGTGGTACTGAAGTTTCTGGCAATGCTTACGCCCGTGTTGTTACTGGCACTATCTCAGGTTCTGGTACTGCTACTACTTTTAGTAACGCTGCCGCAATTGAGTTTGCTGCCGCTTCTGGTGGCAATTGGGGAACAGTTGGTTGGGCAGGTATCTTTGATGCTAGTACTGGTGGAAATCTGCTTGCATGGGCTCCTTTGACCACATCACGAGTAATTAACGATGGCGATGTGTTCCGCATTCCCGCAACTAGCCTGACTATCACTTTGACATAACATGGCTGCCTATGGTTCTGGCTATTATGGTGGAGGGAATTACTCCTATGGCGTAAGCCTTGGAGCCGCATCCATCAGTGATACCAGTACCATGACACTGGCGGCAAGACGCATCTGTATAGGTGCGTTTTCTGTTTCTGATACATCAACAGTAGCAATAACTGCCAATACTGTAAAGACTGCTAGTTTTGCAATTAGCTCTTCTAGTTCTGTAAGTGTATCTGCAAGACGGGTGGCTATTGGGGCTGAAGCTATATCTAGCTCTAGCTCCATGTCTGCTTCTGGAATTAGAGTTGGAATTGGTGCGGCAAGTATTTCTAGTGCAAGCAGTATGTCTGTTGCGGCTAGGCGTGTTGCTATTGGAGCATTAGCGGCTAATGATGCTAGTACATTGGTTGTCAACGGGGTTAGGGTTGCATTTGCGGCAATGACTGTTGCTGATGCTTCAACAATGGTTGTTGGCTCTCAGGTAGTTGCTAATGCTCAGTTCCCGATAGTTGCTTCTAGCAGTCTGGTTATCAATGGACAAAGAAGACAGAGTGCTTCTTTAAGTATTTCTTGCACATCTAGCATGAGTGTTTCTGGTAACTTAAAATGGTTGCCAGAGAATGATGTATCTGAGACTTGGACTGCAACTAGCGATACAGACGAAACCTGGACTCCAATCACAGATGGATCTGAAACATGGACTGCAATTGATGATTCAAGTAAATCTTGGACTGCAGTGGCAGATAATAGCGAAACTTGGCAAATAGCCGCATAGAGGTGAAAAAATGGCAGATACCACAACGACCAACCTAGGACTTACCAAACCAGAAGTTGGTGCATCCACCGACACATGGGGTACTAAGATTAATACTGACTTAGATACAGTAGATGCTGTATTTAAGGGTGATGGCACTGGTACTAGTGTTGGTCTAAATGTTGGTTCTGGTAAGACATTATCAGTAGCAGGAACACTGGTTGTTACTGGCACATCTAGTACGATTGATGGTACTGCTATCGGTTCAAGCACTGCAGACTCTGGCGCTTTCACAACATTAGCGGCTTCTAGCACAGTAACCCTCTCTGGAGGTACTGCTAACGGAGTAGCGTATTTAAACGGCTCTAAGGTTGTTACAAGCGGTTCTGCGCTTACTTTTGATGGGACTAACTTTGCAACTACAGGATCAGGTACTTTTTCGGGACTTTTAAGTCGTATTCATGCACAAGGTACAGACGCATATATTACAAATACAACGACAGGAAAAGCAAATACTGTCATGGGTTTTAACGACTCTGGTTCTACAAATGGACAAGGAATTCCAACAGGGTATTCGTATTATGGAAGTCTTCAAACATACCCAATAGGCTTTACTTCTAGTGGATATTTAACCAACTCAATTAGTTCTACTAACCATATTTGGAACATTACAGGCTCAGAACAAATGCGCCTAACCAGCACAGGTCTGGGTATTGGTACAAGTAGTCCTGCGGCAAAACTTCATGTATCTGGTCAAACAAGAATTGCGGATAGTTCTAGTGCATCCAACTACATTTTAATTGGCTCAGGTGCTAATGCGCCTCGTGGCGGCAATTCTGTAATGGCACAAACTGGTTCTATGGTAATGGGAACTGAAGCCGCTTCCAATCTGCTTTTTATTACAAACGCAACAGAAGCCGCCCGCCTCGACTCCTCAGGCAATCTAGGCTTGGGAGTTACTCCTAGTGCTTGGCAATCTGCCGCAAAAGCAATGCAGATTGGCGCTACTTATTCATTAGGGTTGTCTAGCTTTGGCGATGACAGCAACATGACAACCAATGCCTATTACAACAGTTCTAGTAATTGGGTTTATCAAAATACTGCTTCTACTTACAAGCCAACACGATACAACCAGTTTTTGGGATCCCACATTTGGTCAGTAGCAACTTCAACTGGAACTGCTGGTAGCACCATAACTTGGTCTGAAAGCGCCCGTATAGACTCAAGCGGTCGCTTGCTAGTTGGGACTACAACATCAGCAGGTGCGGCAAGCACTTTTTATTCCTCCACAGCAAGTCAACAACCTGTTTCTATGTGGAACGGAGCAACTTCTGGAAACAATTATTTTTTTGAATTTGGTACTGAAGGAAGTTATACAGCACGAGGCTCAATCACTTATAACCGAGGCGCTGGTCTTGTTGCGTACAACACAGCATCTGATTACAGAGCTAAAGACATTAGCGGCCCTGTAACTGGTAGTGGTGCATTGATTGATTCAACTCCTGTTTACATGGGTAAGATGAAAGGCGCTACACAAGAGCGTCCAATGTTTATTGCTCACGAAACACCCGCCTATGCACATACTGGTGAAAAAGATGCAGTAGATGCAGATGGAAACCCTGTCTATCAGCAAATGGATGCTTCTGCTCTTATCCCTGTGATGTGGGCAGAAATACAATCACTTCGTAAACGCCTTGCAGACGCAGGCATCTAACCTTAAAGGAAAACATCATGGCTATTACATACAACTGGTCAGTCTCAAATCTTGATCGAAATACATCAGACGGCTTTGTTTATTGCTGTCATTGGCAAGTTAGCGCAGTAGATGGAGAACACTCTGCCTCTGCCTACGCAACAGTCTCATGGGCTGAAGGCACTCCTACGATTCCCTATGCAAACCTCACAGAAGCCACAGTCCTTAATTGGGTGTGGGAATCTGTTGACAAGGAAGCTACAGAGGCTTCTTTGGCGGCTCAGATTGAATTGAAGAAGAATCCTGTAAAAGCTAGCGGAACTCCTTGGGGTCAAGCATGAAATTAGAGTTGGAAACAAACGAACTCCAATTCATCTTGAATGTATTGGGTGAGATGCCAGCTAAGTCTGGTGTATGGCCTCTGATAGTCAAGATCAAAGAACAGGCTGATGCACAATTGCCTAAAGAGCCATCGGAGTGAGTCATGCAAGAAGTAACCCATGCACAAATCTACGAAAGACTGGTTGCAGTTGAAGCCAAAGTAGATACCATTGATAAAAACACTAGTGATCTAGTAGGCGCTATTGAAGCGGCTAAAGGTGCTGTCAAGGTTCTGAATTGGATAGCTTCTATTGCTCAACCTGTTTTGTGGGTTGGTGGTTTGATCTTGGCAGCAGGTGCTGTTTGGCAAACTTGGATTAAAAAGTAATGTCTAGTCAGAAGCAACTAGATGTACCACCAGTTCCTAATTTGGGGACTTCTGGTGTTTCTTACTCTCAAGAAGTACAGAACCAGAATAATGGCACATTGAGGTTGTTTTTCATTAAACTACTTAACGCTGTTCAAGCCTTAACTGCTAGAGTTGGTGGCAAGTACATCAACTTTCCTTATGGTGCGTTTCAAGACTCTACAGACCAAACTGCCGCTAGTACAACTGTTGCCTATGCGATTACATTTAACACAACAGATTTCTCTAATGGTGTAACTTTATCTAACTCCTCAAGATTAAATGTAAGTAACCCAGGTCTTTACAATTTACAGTTTTCCATTCAGTTTAAAAACACCACAAATGATGGTCAAGATGTTGATGTTTGGTTTCGCAAGAATGGGACAAACATTGACAACTCAAATAGCAGATTTCACCTAGTAGCTAGAAAAGGCACTGGTGATCCAAGTCATATCATTGCTGCATTGAATTTCTTTGTTGACATGGCTGCTAATGATTACATTGAAATTATGTGGAGAACTGAAAATACTGGTGTAAATATTGAGCATTTTGGGACTAGCACTAGCCCAACAAGACCTGCAGTTCCTAGCGTTATTGCTACAATGAGCTTTGTTTCCAACCTACCTGATTGACAAAGTATGGCCTACATTCCGCTCCAAATTCCTCCAGGTGTATTCAAGAATGGTACAGAGTATCAGGCTAAAGGACGTTGGAATAGTTCTAACCTAGTTCGTTGGTTTGAAGGCACTATTCGCCCTGTTGGTGGATGGAGAAAGCGTACAACCACTCAACTAACTGGTAAAGCTAGAGGTCTTCTTAACTGGCGTGATAACTCCAATAACCGAAGAATTGGTATTGGGACACATTCAAAACTCTATGTTCTGAGTGAAAGTAATACTTTAACAGACATTACGCCTACCAGTTTTACTGTTGGTGATGCAGATGCAGTCCAAAAGATTGGTTATGGCTATGGCACTTATGGAAGTTTTGCCTATGGTGTTGCCAGACCAGACTTGGGATCTGTAACTCCTGCCACTACATGGTCTATGGATACATGGGGTGAGTATTTGGTTGCTTGCTCATCTAAGGATGGAAAGCTCCTTGAATGGCAGTTGGATACTGGTGTAGATGCTGCCGCCATTACAAATGCTCCTACTAGTTGTACTGGTTTGGTTGTAACTCAAGAGCGTTTCTTATTTGCTCTGGGTGCGGGTGGTAATCCTCGTAAAGTACAGTGGTGTGACCAAGAAAACAATACTGTATGGACTCCTGCCGCCACCAACCAAGCGGGTGATTTTGAGCTAACAACCATTGGCTCTTTGCAGTGTTCTAAGCGGATTCGTGGTACTACCATCTTGTTTACAGATGTGGATGTCCATACTGCTACTTACATTGGCCCACCCTTTATTTACAGTTTTGAGCGTGTTGGCACAGGTTGTGGAGTTATTTCTAAGCAAGCAGTAGCCGCTACTGACAATGCTTGTATTTGGATGTCTGGATCAGGATTCTGGATATACGATGGCTTTGTAAAGCCTTTGCCATCAGATGTCTCTGACTTTGTTTTTAGCAACCTGAACACTACCCAAGCCTCTAAAGTTTATTGCGTCCATAACTCAACATTTGGTGAGATTTGGTGGTATTACCCAAGTGTGTCTACCAATGAGGTAGATTCCTATGTGACCTATAACTATCGTGAGAATCATTGGTCTATTGGCACTTTAGATCGTACTTGCGGTACAGACAAAGGTATTTTTAGCAACCCTATTCTGGTTTCCTCAGATGGATATGTCTATGAGCATGAGGTTGGCAACAACTATGATTCACAGACACTATTTGCTGAGTCAGGACCAGTTGAATTAGGTAATGGCGACAGGGTTATGAGTCTTACAGGATTAGTTCCTGATGAGAAGACTGCAGGTGATGTCAGGGCTAGTTTTAGTACTAAATTCTACCCAAATACTACTAAATATACACATGGGCCATATACCTTGTCTTCTCCTACATCAGTTCGTTTAACTGGTAGACAGATTGCAGTAAAGATTGAAGGTGTTGCTTTAACTGATTGGCGAGTCGGTGTTATCAGATTTGATGGGAAACCTGGCAGTTTGAGATGATTGACTACGAGAAATATAAAGTAGATGGTGAACTACCACTATGGGCTGTATATTTTAAAAAAGTAGAGAAAATTTTAGAACCTGCTTTAGAATACGATAATACGCATAATATGCAAGATGTAGCCGACTGTATTGACAGTAGTACGATGCAATTATGGACAAGTGATAACAGCGCAGTAGTCACTCAAGTGCAGATATTCCCAAGAATGAGGGTATTGCACATATTTTTAGCGGCAGGTGATCTAGCAGATCTAGAAACCATCACCCCCCGTATTCAGAAGTTCGCTGAAGACATGGGATGCCAAAAAATCACCCTGACAGGACGTAGGGGTTGGTCAAGAACTTTTGTATCTAAATTTAACATGAAGCCAACACATTATTGGCTTTCTACGGAGGTGTAATTATGTCTGGTGGTTCTAGTCAACAAACAGCGCAGCTTGATCCTGCATTGCGTGATGCTTACTTGCAAAATGTGCAAACATCCAGAGATGTTGCTGGAGAATTAGCTCCTCGCCAGTTTGCGGGATACAACCCAGATCAAGCACGTGCAGCTCAGTTAACCAGAGACTTTGCTAATCCAAATAATGCCATATTCCAAGGTATTGGTGCTTCATTTGATGTCGCTAACAGAGCGGCAAACTATCAGCCTCAGAATGTCCAAGCACAGCAATTTGGTGGCGCTCAAGTAGCTCCATCTGCTATGGCGGCTCAGACAGGCTATAACCCTGCTACGGCTCAATCAGCTTCTGCTGGTCCTGCTACACAAGCACAAGCCACTGGTTATCAGTCTCTTGGTTTTACTGGTCAACAGGCAGGTCCTGCCGCTACTGCTAGGGGTCAAGGTTATACCTCATTAGGATTTACTGGACAACAAGCAGGTCCTTCAGCACAGGCTCTTGCCGCTCAGATGAATAGAGATACTGTTCGTGAAGTTGGTGCGGCAGGTGTTTCTGGTCAACAAGTAGCCTCTACTGCTTTGGGTCAGATTGCTCCACAAGCTCGTCAGAATATTCGTGATGTACAAGCAGGTTCATTCTTAAACCAGAATGTTCAGCAGTACATGAATCCTTATACTGAAGAGGTCACAAATCAATCTTTGAGAGATCTAGAGCGTTCTAGACAATTGCAACAACAACAGACTGCGGCTAGTGCTACTGCCGCTAGAGCCTTTGGTGGTTCACGCCAAGGTGTTGCTGAAGCAGAGACTAATCGAGCCTTTGGTGAGAATGCCGCTCGTTTGGTTGCCCAACAGAACGCTGCCGCTTACCAAGCCGCTCAACAAGCTTCTGAAGCTGATTTATCTAGATCAATGCAAGCTCAACAACTTAACCAAGCACAAGATGCCGCCACTACCCAACAGGCTTTGGCTCTGTCTGGTCAGTTTGGTTTGGCTAACCAAGATGCAAGTCTACGTGCGGCATTGGCTAATCAAGGTGTTGATGTCACTACTGGTCAAGCTAATATGCAAGCTCAACAGCAAGCTAATCTGGCTAACCAAGCGGCTCAGAATCAGATGGCACAATTCAATGTTGGTAACCTCCAACAAGCAGGATTAGCCTCTCAAGCTGCGGCTAATCAGGCGGCTCAGTTTGGCGCTCAAGCAGGTAATGTTGCAGACTTGTCAAACCAAGCGGCACAGAACCAAATGGCTCAGTTTAATGCCCAACAACTTCAGCAAGCAGGTTTGTCAACTCAGGCCGCTGCCAACCAAGCCGCTCAGTTTGGTGCTGGCGCTCAAAACACTATTGCCGCACAGAACGCTGCCGCACAGAACCAGATGGCTCAGTTCAATGCGGGCAATCAACAAGCAACCAACTTGGCAAACATGGGTGCTTTGAACCAAGCAGGTCAGTTTGGTGCTTCTGCATTTAATCAGGCAGGTTTGGCTAACCAAGCGGCAATCAATGCGGCTAATGCTCAACAAGCAGGTTTGACACAACAAGCAGGTTTGGCTAATCAGCAAAACTTCTTGCAAGCAAACTTGGCTAACCAACAAGCAGGTTTAGCGGGTAATCAGCAGAACTTAGCTGCCGCAGGTCAAATGGCAGGTATTGCTCAGAATGCTCAACAGATGGGCTTCCAAGGCGCTCAGAACTTGGCGGCTCAAGGTCAATTCCAACAGCAGTACACACAACAGCAATTGGATGCAATCCGCAATCTGCCTTTGGAACAACAACAGATTATCAATCAGGCGTTGGGACTCAACATTGGTGGTGGATCTGGAATGCAAACAACTTCTGGTTCACGCCAAGGTTTGCTTGGTGCGCTTGGTATTTAAGGAGTTTATATGGCTTTCAATTTTGGTTTGCTGTCTGATGCGGCACTTACTGGTCTTAGTGATACTGAGAAAGAAAGTTTGCAAAAGCAAGCTACAACTCAGTTCTTGCTAGGCTCTTTGTTAAGCAATGATCCTGCAATGGGCTTAAGGTCTGCTATGTCTGTACCTGATCAGTACATTAGTGGTCAAAAAGCTATTTCTGAGATGAAAGAGAGACAACGTCAGCGTGGTGAAGTTGGTAGTTTCTTAGAGCAATATGCTCCAACTCCATCTCAAGCAGGTCAACGAGCATTAGCGGCAGGAGGCCGTGGTCCTACTGTTGCCGCAGGTCAAAACCAAATAGACATTTTGAATGCACCTATTGATTTCAACAGAGCATTGTCAGACTCATTGCGCTTGTCTGGTAATCCTGCACAACCACAAATTCGTGAAACATTGAAAGCAATGCAACCAACATTTGTTGATGGTTTGCGTGTTGACAACCAAGGAAATATTATTGGGTCTTTGCCGCAACAAAGAGATCAAATTCAAACCCAATACAACAGCAGAACTGGTAGATTTGAGTCTATGCCTGTAGTTGGAGGAGTGCAAGCAAAACTTGCTACTACATTGCCTGAAGTTAGGCCAAATCAACAACTTGGTATTGACCCAACTGGAGCATTCTTTACTAACATACTTCCTGGTGGCGCTCAGGCAGAGCAAACACTAAATTACAATCAAAGATTAGGTCAAGGTAGAGCAACTTTAGAAACAACACCTACTAATATTGTTGTTCCAGCAACAGGCCGAACACAGCGTGTTACTGAAGCACAAGCATTAGGTCAACCAACAGCACTGTCTCCTTCTGAAGTTCAAGCTTTTGAAGGTTACAAGCCAATCAGAGAAGCGGCTTTTAAAGGATTCCAAGCGGCTTCAAGCTCTGATGCAAGTTTGCAAAACCTGCAAAACATTATCAATCGTGGTGCGTTTGAGCCAGGTAAGTTTGCGGCATTTAAGTCTGAAGCTGCGGCTATTGCAAGTGGCTTGGGAATTGGTGGTGAAAGAGCAAAAGCAGTGGCAGTTGATTCCCCTTTGTTCTTGCAATCTGTTGCTGATGTAGCTTCTGCCAACATCCAAGATTTAGTTGGTGCAACTTCTGATAAAGATATTCAATTTAGTGCATCTCGTGGACCACAAATTACAAATCCTAAAGAAGCTGTCCAATATTACTTAGATGTTACTAGGGTTGCAAATCAGCGCAAGAAGGATTATTACAACTATGTAACCAAGAATCCTGTGCCTGATGTGGTTGAGAAATGGTCACAAACTCCACAAGGTAGTGCATCAATTTTTGAAGATCCTAAATTGCGTAAGTATTTGCCTAGTTTCCCTGTGACAAGTGGTCCTGACAGAGGTAAAACTGCTTATCAATTGCCAAATGGCGTTTTCAGGGTTTATGACTAATGGCTACCAAAGAACAAGTTTACGAGTTTGCTAGGCAAGAAGCCGAAAGGCAAGGCGTTCCTTTTTCTTTGGTGCAAAAGATTGTAGAAACTGAGTCTGGTGGTTCGTTTAACGCTATAGGTCCTAAAACAAGGTTTAATGATCGTGCTTATGGACCTATGCAGTTGATGAGCGCAACTGCCAAAGATCTTGGTGTCAACCGAATGGATTGGAAAGATAACATCAGAGGTGGTGTTAAATATCTAGGCCAGTTAACACAAAGATTTCAAGATCCTACATTGGTTGCTGCCGCTTATAACGCAGGACCTAGCAATGTTGAGAAGTATGGTGGTGTTCCTCCATTCAAAGAAACGCAAAACTACGTACAGAAAGTTGTAGGTACAAACATGGCTACTTTTCGTGATATTGACCCATCTATGCTTGGTCAAGCAACACCAAAAATTGATCTGAGAGGCATGGCTACACCAGAGCAACAGCAAAATGCTGGTTATCGTGATGTTGATCCATCTCAACTTGGACAACAAATAGTACCCAAAGCACCTGTAAGACAGAATCAAGACTCTGTTGCCCGTCAGGTAGGCTTAACTGCTCGCTATGGCCTTGAAGGTATTGGTCAGGTTGCTGACATTGTTGGCACACCTTTGAATATGTTGATTAACAGGGCTACTGGTAGTCAACTTGGTACTCCAAGTCAGTCCATGTCAAACATTGCAACTATGCTTGGTTTGCCACAACCACAGACAAACTTTGAACGTGGCATTGGCAATGTGACTCGTGCGGTAGCAGGTATTCCTGCAACTGGTGGTCTTGGTGGCATATTGCAACAATCTGGAAGAGCGACTACTCAGGCAGTTGGTCAGGGTTTAGCGGCTCAACCTGTTGCTCAAGTGGCAGGTGCTACTGTTGGTACTGGAGCTGCTGAGACTGCTCGTAGTCAGTTTGATATCAATAACCCATTGGCATTGCTTGGCATTAACTTGGCGGCAGGTTTACCTGCTAGTGCTGTTGCCGCTAGAGCGGGTAATGTTCCAACAGGCACACAATATCGTGAACCAGTATCAGGACAACTTATTGAATCTGCTCGCCAACGTGGTGTTAATGTAGATGTTGGTGATGTTGGTGGCCCAGGTGCAGGGACTATTGACAAATTGCGTCAATTGGGTTTTTCAAAAGAATCCTCAAATCAAACAAAAGCAGATCAAGTTAAAAAGTTAATTGAAAAAACTACTGAAAACCTTAAGCCATCAAGAATGTCTGAAGGTGGCGAGAAGAAGATTATTGCTGACGACTTACGTAAACAATATCAAACTGCTAAATCAAATGTAAGCCCTGAATTTAAGCAAGCAGAGGCTTTGGCTGGTAATGACATCATCCCGTTGCGTAATACAAACCAAGCAACAATTGATGTTATCAATCAATTTCCATCTACCTCTCAGACTCCTGTCATTGAAAAAACTATTGAGAAGCTAAATACATTGATTCAAAATGGCGGTGGTTCTTACAGAGAATTGCGTGATTTGCAATCTACAGTTTTTTCTGAAATGGAACGTGTTCGTAAGGGTCTTGTGCCTGGCTCTTATAGCGAGAAACAGTTAAATTCAATAAATCAACTATACAAAGGTTTAGCTGATGATGTGGATGTATGGGCAACACCTGGATTTGGTCCTGATGGTCTTCCATTGACCACACCTGCTGGCGCACAACACCAAAAGGCAATGGCTCAATTTAAAGAGACTGTTTTGCCTTTTAGACAAGATTCAAACATCTACAAGCTTGTATCTAGCAAGACACCACAAAATGATATTGATTTGGTAGCGCAAAACTTTAGTTTTGACAAGAATCCTGCAACGGCAGAACTTGCTTTTAGCTTGATGTCACCAACTGGTAAACAAGCGGCTCAATACTCTATCTTGAATGAAGCTAGAAACAGAGCTATTAATCCTGATGCGGCTACTGGTTTCTCAGCACCTGCATTTACAAGAACTTTGAATCTTGGCAGACCAGATAGTCCAACTGCACAACGTGTTGCATTTGCAGATAACCCTGCACTTTTAGATGAAATAACTTTGTTGAGAGACATTGTTGATACAACTCGTGGTGCTGTTACACCAAAGGTAGCACCTGCAACTGGTGCAGCACTATTGCCTTATGTAGCGGGTGGAAGTGGTATTGCAGGTGGTTTTGGCCTGGGTGGTCAGATTGCTGAAGGTTTAGGGATGGGTGGATTTGGCACTGGATTAATTAGTGCCGCATCTGCTGCCGCTGTGCCAGTAGGTGCAAACAGATTAGCTAATGCACTTTCTAGCCAAACTGGAACTCGATTCTTACTTGGTGAACAATTACAAGGAGCTGGCGGTATGGGGACAGCAATGGGTCAAGCAATGAATGAATCTGTAAATAACCCAGATCAATTTGTTCCACAGAAACCTATTAAGGGTCTTTTAGACCTGTTTAGATAACATGAAAGACTGGCTGCTTGCAACTATTGCGGCAGTCAGTATGGTTGCCCTTGTCATTTGGAGTTTATCCATAATAATTTGGGCTTGGATATGATTAGTTTTTTACTGGCTGTATCTATTGAATACAGGTGTGTTAAGTGGACTTGGGTTGGAGATGTTTACAACCGCAGGGTCTACTGTATTGAATGGAAGAAGGTAGAGAAGAAATGATTGATCCAATCACAGCTCTAAATGGCCTACAGAGTGCCATTTCAATGGTTAAGAAGGCTAGTAAGGTAGCCAACGATTTAGGTGGTCTTGCCCCCATGATTGGCAAGATGTTTGATGCTAAGAGTCAAGCAACAAAGGCCATGCTTCAAGCAAAGAGGGAGAAGAAAGGCTCGAACATGGGTGCTGCTCTTCAGATTGAGATGGCACTAGAGCAAGCCAGAGCCTTTGAGGAAGAGTTAAAGATGTTGTTCATGCAGACAGGAAAGATTGATGTCTGGAACAAGATCAAGGCCCGTCAAGCTGAGATGGACAGGGATGATGCCAAAGAGATGGCAGCATTGAAGGCCGAGGAAAAGAAGGCCAAGGCTAAAGAAGAAGAAATGCAAGAGATAGCCATGATTGTTGGTGGTGTTGCTTTTGTTCTACTACTGGTCTTTATTGGTATCAATGAGTTGATGAGTTTATGTCCGAAGGGCGGTTGTGGTAGATGAACGAGTACCAGAAGCAATTCGACTTGTTTTGCAGGGTGTTCTGCTACGGGTGCGCTGCTTGGTGGTTTCTAGGATTCTTAAGGTTCTTGCCTGATGATTTGTCAGACAAGATTGTTAACCTTTTACTTGGAAAGATTGGGTTATGAAAATTACCACTTATCAAGAGAATGCTCGTATGCTATGGGAGGCTCATAGGGTGATCCACCAACAAAATATGCAAAGGTTGGCAGAGTTGAACCATCAGGTCCAGCATCAACAAAAAGCCCAAGAGATCAAAACTCAATGGGTTAAGGCTTCTCAAGTGGATGTAATGGCATGAGATATCTGTTCTTAGTGTTACTTTTAACTGGATGCAAAGATGTTTATCGATATCCATGTCAGAACCCAGACAACTTCCATTTAGAGCAATGTCAGAAGCCTAAGTGTCTATTTACTCAAATGTGTCCAGAATATCTGGTAGCACCAATCTTGGAGAAAAAAGTTAATGATGTCCAATCAGAAAAACCTAACCCCTGAAGACATTGAAGTACGAGTTTGGGGCTTTGTGGTTGTCATAGTCACCCTGATCTTGTGTTTTATTGTTATTGCACTTTTGTACTCTGTCACCTTTGTGACACAACCAATCAAGTCAATGGCTCCTATTGACCAAGCATATACCAAGATGCTGAACGACATTGTTCTGCTGATTGTTGGTGGAATTGGTGGAGTTATGTCCAAAAGGGCTGTAGGAGCCGTTAATAACGCCATCAAGCCTTCAAATCCACCTAGTACAACACAACCTACCTGCCCACCACAAACGAGCGTTACAAGCGTTTCTGGTCAACAACCAACTTACACATTGACAGCGCCTTCCAGTGACCTTCCTAAGTGGGTTAATCCTGAGTTGGATGAATCTTGGACTCCACCGCCACCTCCAAGCACTCCTCCAGACCACATGGAAGACAATGAATATCGTGAGCATTTAGCTATGGCAAGAAAAGAGGTTGACTAATGTTTGGCATACCACTTCCTTGGCTACTGGTTGGGTCATTCGTGATCTTATTTGGTACATATCGTGGTGGATACCATTTCGGATGGTCAGATCGTGATGCTGAAATGCAGATTGAGATTGCTCGGAAGAATGAGGAATCTCGTCAGACTGAACTGAAACTTACTGAGCAAATTAACTCTACTGCCACCAAACTTCAGGAGACTACAAATGTTGTCAATCAAAAACAAAGTGCTTTGGATTCTGCCATTCGTGCTGGTAGGGTGCGCCTCCCCACCGCCAGTTGTGTACAAGCCCCCGCAAGTACCCCCGCTGCCCCCACAAATCCAGAAACAAGAAGTGAACCTGACAGACAGGTTGACCAAGCTTCTGATGCCGAGCGAGCAACCCTCCAAGCCATCGCAGAAATAGTTGCTCAGGGTGATAGAAACACTGCCCAACTAAATGCCTGTATAGATGCTTATAACGATGTAAGGAATTTGTTAAATGGTAAATAAAGAACAACTTGCAAAGCTACACATTGGTGAGCAATGGGTTGATGCTTTGAACGCAACTTTTGAGCGTTTTGATATCAGTACTCCAGTACGCCAAGCATCGTTTATTGGTCAATGTAGCCATGAGTGCGGTAATTTTAAGATCTTAGAGGAGAACCTGAACTATCGTGCAGAAGCTCTGCAAAAGTTATGGCCTAAACGCTTTGATGCTACCAAAGCACAGATGTGCGCTCGTAATCCAAAGGCTATTGCCAATACTGTTTACAGCTCACGTATGGGAAACAGGGATGAAGCCTCTGGTGATGGATATCGTTTCAGAGGCAGGGGTTGCATCCAGTTGACAGGCCATGCTAATTACTATCATGCAGGGCAAGCTCTAGGGGTGGATTTTGTGATGGAGCCTGATTTGGTTGCAACTCCAATGTATGCGGCTCTCACTGCTGGTTGGTTCTGGAATACCCAGAAACTCAACCAATTTGCAGATGTTCGTGACTACAAAACCATGACCAAAAAGATCAATGGCGGTTTTATTGGTCTAGACGACAGAATTAAGCACATAAATCACGCTATGCAGGTTCTGACTGCTTAACAAATATCCCATATTCATTGAGATATCCTTTGCGGTCCTTGATTTCTAAATAAGCACCTTTTAAGCAACTTACGAGATCAAGGTCAATACAAGCACAACCCAAGATAAGGGTCACCAAGATGTCTCCATAGGCATCCTTGATGGCCTCTCTATCTTCATTGTTGATAGCGTCAAACAACTCATCTAACTCTTCTTTAGTTTTGAGTGCTTGAGCAAATGCTGTGCTGTTCTGGACAATGCCACGAGCCTCACCCCACTGCACAACTTTCATTTCTAAATCTGCATAACTCATATTGACCACTCTCTTTCGTTTCTGCCTGAGTTTGATTTAACTGTTTTGCCAGTTAGTTGGATAAGACCTAATACTTTCATCTCGTTTAAGCGTCTAGCGACTTGATTACCATCTAGGTCTGTCAATGCAGCTATACCATCTTTGCCCAAAGCACCATGTGTTTTTAAGCATTCTAGGATGACCTGGTGATGTTGTTTAGCAGATTCTTTAATCTGCTCTGCTGCCTCAAAAGATGTTACTGGATCTGAGCTTCTCACTCGTGGAAACTCACCAATTGGGAACATCGTCTTAAATATTTTCTTATAGTCCATCATTAACTCCTGTTGAATTGTGGTGGGGGTACTCGCTGCGTCTGTGCATTAAGTCAGATGCTTGTCATTGCAACTGGCACAGCATCCGCTTTCCCCCCGAATATTAGAACGGCAAATCTTCGTCATCAAAGCCTGTTGCTTTAGACCTTGCTGATGGTTTTGCTTGTGGCTCTTTAGGTGAGAGTGCTAGTCCCATGAACTTGCCTCCCTTACCCTCTTTAATCCATGCAGATAGCCAAAAATCTTGACCATTGACTGTAATATTTCCTTTGTAGTCAGGGTGGTTGCCTGTCTCTTTTTTATCGTTCTTAAAAAGAACGCCACTGTTATCTCTCTTGTCCATTAAATTTCCTTAGCTTTCTTTAATGATGAACGCACTTTACTGGGAAGGAGTGTCCACAGGGCAATCTTTTGTTGATCATCCAAGTTCTCCCCTTCCAACTTAACCCAAGCTGCCTTGGGATCACCTTGCTCACAAGTAGCAATCAGTTCAACTGCTAACTCTTGCAAGTACTGTAATTCCTCTGGAGGAATATTGTCTGTTGCACCTTGTGTTGGTGTAATCACAGGAGCTTGCTTCTCTTCTTTGATGGGAGCAGAAGAGTCAAGCGCATCATGCTCAACAATCTCCATTGCTGAAACCCATAGGTATCTTCTAGTGTAGGTTTCTACAGCGCCCAAATTTTGGATGGGATGACATCCCTTTAGGTTAGCTTCTGCCATAGGGCTTGTAAGAACGATCTGAGAGCCATCTTCTGTATCTGTGATGCACAGAGTAGCCAGTTCTTTGTCAAACGAAACTACGCCACACAATCCAACCTTGTGGAAGATCTGATTGATTGTTGGGAGAAAGTCACCAAGTTCAAAGTATTGATACCCTGCAAACTTGTTGTGACCAGACTTCTTGAGTGGAGCCGCTTGCAATGCAATTCTTGCTTCCATTAACTTCTTATGTACGCCCATGATTTTTCCTTAAAAATGATTATTTAACTCGTCTTCAATGATTTGCTTTTGTTGGTCCAGATATAAATCTTTGAACCCAATAAAGTCTGCTTCTTGGCAGCAAACTATTTTATTCCCTTTAGTTGTCAAGCAATAAGGGCAGTAGTGGATGTCAGAAAACTCTTCCACATAGGTTTGGAATAGTGTTTTCATGTGAGACTGTCGTAAGCCATTTCCCATAGAACATCTGCTGCCAAATCGTTAAGTCTTTCCAACTCATCGTCTGTCAATAGTGTTCCATCTTCATAAGATCCACTTGAAAAGTAAGCATCAGAGAAGTCTGGATAGTCTCTACTGTCTACTCCATCTACCTGAAGGTTTACTACATTTTTTCCATTCAATATCGGCATATTCACTCCTGTCTGGCTTTCAGCATTGCGTCTGCAATTTTGTAAGCGTTACGAGAAACATCACCCTCATGGCTGTGTTTGCTAACAAGTGTTTGCATAGCCTTAGCCGCAAAGTAGTCACGCAAAGTCATGCCTTGACTGTTAGCGATTGATAAAGATGCAACAATACGATCATTATTTTGTGGAAATGCTGGTTCGTTTTTCATATTCACTCCTGTTAAATTTTATTGAACTCGCTCTACCTTTTTTGCTAACAAATACTTGTCACCAAGATTTCTGACAGAACGAACCCATTGGCGCTCGTATGATCTCTTTGTCTGCTTGTCAACGCTATATCCTTGAAACAATTGACGCACATGACGGAGTACTTGAACATTCATTAACCTTCTCCTGTTTTGTTAAGGTGTATGGACTGTAAACTACTTTTTTCAATAAAAATACTAGGACAAACCCTAATAGACAGGGCCATTAAAACTCTTATATTTACCGCATGAACATCGAACAAATTGAACAAAAATGTGCTGAAACATTGCTTGATTACGCAATCACAATGTGCAGTGCATACGTGGACGAACCAGAGGACTTTAATGCCGCTGTAGTCGCTCTTTTAGCCAGGGCTTTAGAGAATCATCTAAACCGCCCAATAAACATTCAGGAAATGTACCAATGACTCAAGCCATGATCATTAAAGCTCTACAGAATGGGCCACTTACTTCACAAGAAGTCTGTGATTTAACAGGAATGCCTAAATCCTCTGTATTGTCCACAGCTAAGAAGTTGAGATACAAAGGTGAGCTAACCACAGAAGAGGTCAAGGTTGGTCGCTACAGAGTTGCCAAGTACACCCTTGCAGATCATCTAATTGAGAGCAAGCCAAAAGACGAAACTCGCTGCTTACTAAACCCTTTTGACATCAGAAACGCCAAAGGCATCTTTAGTAAATCAGAGTACGCTGTGATGAATGCACAGGCTAAACGATTGCTTGGCAGACCAAAACCTGCGAAAGAGATCACCAACAATCAATTTATTTGATTTACAAAGTAGAATTGTTTTGATATTATGGAATCCAGCTAGGTCGGGAGTTGCTACCCAACCGAAAAGAGTTAACCCTTCTCCTGCTGGCAATTCCTTTAAGGGTGGTTTAAAAAGCGGCACACACTATGGCTAATCCTTGGTTTCGACTCTATTCGGAGTTCGCACACGACCCTAAAATTCAAATGCTTCCAGAGGCTATGCAAAGACGCTATGTCATGCTTATGTGCCTTAGATGTAGCGAGACACTTGAAACGTTACATGAAACAGAGATAGCGTTTCAGTTGCGCTTATCAGAAGCAGAACTCATTGAAACAAAACAACTGTTCATCAGTAAGAATTTTATTGATAAGCAATGGAATTTGTTGAATTGGGATAAACGTCAATTTGTCTCAGACTCAAGCACCACAAGGGTTCGCAAGCATCGAGACAAAAAGAAACAACCAAGTAACGATGATGAAACGTTACAGAAACGTCAAAGTAACGCTATAGATACAGATACAGATAAGAAACAGATACAGAATAAAGCAACTGTCGTTGCAACACCTGACGGTGTTTCTGATTCTGTTTGGCAGGAATTCAAATCTTTGAGGAAAGCCAAGAAAGCACCGATAACTCAAAGAGCCATTGATGCGATAACTACTGAAGCAAAGAAGGCCAATTGGACTTTAGAGAAAGCCTTGGAGGAATGTGTGGTTCGTGGTTGGCAAGCATTTAAAGCAGATTGGGTTGTTAAGCCAAACCCTGCCGATATTGGCAGGGTCACAGTTCCACCATCAAATGAGCCTGATGCGGCTTTAGAAAAGATTAAAGCTGATGATAAAAAAGCAGCGCCTATTCCGCTTGAAGTTTTGGCAAAGATGGCTGAGTTGAGGAAAAGAGCATGAATTACTTTGAAGCCATGAGACTACTTGACAAGGTCAAAGAAGGTGTTCCTTACCCTCTCCACCTGATAAACAAAGCTTTAGAGCTTACTGGTGACCTAGAGTAAACCCCTATGGACTTATCTCAAACACTCCTTAAAAATCACCTTAAGTATGAAAATGGTTTTTTGTACTGGATTGATTTTTCTATCAGACCTAACGCAAAAAAAACAGCTCTAGGCAATTTGATGCCGAATGGTTATGTCTATATGAAGTTTTTTAAGAAGGCTGTTTATGTTCATAGATTGATATTTTTATACCATCATGGATATCTTCCAAAATATGTGGATCACATAAATGGAAACAAGCAAGACAACATGATTCAGAATCTTCGTGAGGTTACAAGATGTCAAAACATGATGAATATTAAAAAAACATCATTGAATAAATCAGGCTTCAAGGGTGTTTCATTTAATAGAAGAATGAATAAGTGGGTTGCTCAAATCAAACAAAATAAAAAACATTTTTACTTGGGTGCTTTTAACAGCCCTGAAGAGGCACATGAAATGTATCGACAGAAAGCGGTACAACTTCATGGCGAATATGCAAATTTTGGTTAAAACATGAGTTATAGCCGAAAAAACATATCCAATGAGGGCGACAGAGTTGTTCTGGAGAAAGCCGAAGCAAGGGAGATATTCCGAACTTGGCAAACAAACAGAGATAACGATTTTGTTCGTGCCAGGCTTGAGCGTTGCGAAAGAATCTACGGAACTGGAGCAAGAGATCGGGTCAGGTTTTATATGCGTCAAATGAAAGAAGGACAAATTGAATGAGTTGGCACTATTTGCGGGAGCTGGGGGGGGAATCCTTGGAGGACATTTGCTCGGGTGGAGAACAGTTGCAGCCGTTGAAATCGAAGATTACCCACGCAGAGTTTTACTGCAACGGCAAGCTGATGGACTCTTACCTAGATTCCCTATCTGGGATGACATTTGTACATTCGATGGGAAGCCTTGGGCAGGAAAAGTCGATGTCATCTCAGGTGGATTTCCCTGTCAGGACATTTCTGCCGCAGGAAAGGGTGATGGACTCGATGGGGAGCGAAGCGGAATGTGGAAAGAAATGGCACGGGTGGTTGGCGAAGTACGATCACAGTACGTCTTTGTGGAAAACTCCCCAATGCTCACTACTAGAGGAGGAGTTAGAGTCATTGGAGACCTTACCCAAATGGGGTATGACTGTAAATGGACTGTTATGGGAGCAGCCGATGTTAATGCCCCACACCAGAGAGACAGAATGTGGATTGTCGGCAAATTGGCCAACACCAGTTCACAGCGAGGCCAGGCAGGGTCTACAGATTCGCAGGGAGGGCAAGAAAGGCACTCAAACGAGTCTCAGCACAGCGGTTCTAACTTGGCCTACACCTCGGACAAAGGGGATGTGTGGCGGGAGTGGGAGTTGGGATTTGTTGAACAAAAACACAACAATCGAAGAGGCTCGGCTAATGGGAGCAGGAAATGGTGGTCAACTGAACCCAACGTGGGTCGAGTGGCTCATGGGGTGGCCTCTAGGGTGGACAGACTTAAAGCCATTGGTAACGGACAAGTCCCCTTGTGTGCAGCAACAGCATGGAGAATCCTGAAATGAGCTTCATGGTCACTTTTAAAGTAGACGCTGACCCTGTTGGCAAACAAAGAGCAAGGTATGCAAAGCGAGGAAACTTTGTCCAAACTTACACCCCTGACAAAACAAGAAACTATGAGTCTTTAATCAAAGAAGCCGCAATAGAAGCAATGGGAAGTAGCGAACCATTGGAAACCCCTGTAACGCTGTATTTGTACATTCGTGCGCCAATTCCTAAGTCTTTGCCTAAAAAGCGCATAGAAGCCTGTTTAAACGGCTTGGAGAAGCCAATTAAGAAGCCAGATGCATCCAATGTGCTTAAAAGTGTAGAAGACGCT